CTAAAAGCTCAATATTCCTCGCTCATCATAGATACTACTATCATTGTTTTGGTGTCGAATACATCTATCAATCCCCATTATAAGAGCAACAATTCCATCAATTTTTTCAACTGATTTCTCCTTATCTGGCTTGATATTTCCTGCTGGGTCTTGTCTCATGACTACGTTTTGCGACATCCATTTTAGAACTGGTTGTCCTCCATGTTGGATACGACCTTCCATCATTAGTTTGAATAATTCCTTTGACGGTGGACTCATATCCTTGTACCCCTGACCAAAAGGAATCATCGTCAGTCCCATATCTTCTAAATTCTGCACCATTTGTGTGGCATTCCATCTATCATAGGCGATTTCTTTTATATTGTATAGCGTTGATAATTCCTCAATGAACTTCTCTATAAAGCCATAATGAACAACATTACCCTCTGTCGTCTTTAGATAACCTTGCCGTTCCCATACATCATACAAAACATGATCCCTACGACAACGAAGTTCAAGAGTATCTTTTGGTAACCAGAAATAGGGTAGAATGATGTAATTTTCTAGTTCATTCCTAGGTGGAAAAACTAAAACAAAGGCTGTGATATCGGATGTACTTGACAAGTCTAGTCCTGCATAACACTCACGACCTTTCAAACTTTCAAAATTGATTGGGGCATCCCCTTTGTTGTATACATGTTCTGGAATCCAAGCAACTGTAGAATTTGTCCATATATTTAGCCGTAGTTGCTTGAATACATTTTCTTCAGCAGGATTATCAAGTGCTTGTTTATATGCTTCTCTGACACGGTCTAAGCCAATGGTATGACCTAATGACGGATTAGCTTTTAACCAGTTACTTTCATCATTCCAGTCCTCTTCATCAGATAAACCATAAACGACAGGATAAAAAGATATATCTTTCTTTCTACCGTTTAAAATATCAAGTGCTTTTGTGTGTAACTCGTAACAAATTGAATTCTTATCTGTTCCTGCAGTAGTAATGATGAAAAATAAGGGTTGTTCTCGTGCATCTCCTGAACCTTTAGTTAAGACATCATAGAGGTGGCGATTGGGTTGTGCATGAATTTCGTCAAACACGAGTCCTGAAACATTGAGACCATGTTTTGTACCAGTCTCAGCGGATAAAACTTGATAGAAACCTGCATTAGAGTAGTTAACAATTCGTTTCGTAGCTCCCATTATTTTTGAACGTTTTTCTAAAGGTCGACTCATTAGTACCATTTGTTTTGCTACATCGAATACAATAGAGGCTTGATTTCGGTCGCATGCAGCACCATAAACTTCTGCACTAGCTTCATTATCTGCATAAAGGAGATAAAGAGCGATTGCTGCTGCTAGTTCACTCTTCCCATTCTTTTTTGGAATTTCAATATAGGCAGTTAGAAATTGACGATTCCCATCTTCTTTAACAATCCCAAATAAATCTCGTACTATCTGTTCCTGCCAAGGTAAAAGTATAAACTTCTGACCTGCCCATTTTCCTTTAGTATGACAAAGGTTTTGAATAAAAGTCACTGCTCTATCAGCCTTACTTTTATCATAATGTGATGAAGCTAGCATAAAAGGAGTTGGTTCATAATGAAAAGTCATAGTAAACCTCCCAACAAATCTTCCATTTCGTCACCGTTACCAACCTCTGAATCCATAGTAGCTAAACGATTCCTAGCGGATGGGGTTAGACCAAATTGTTCACAAAACTTCAGCATGATTTTTAAATTAGTTTGACTAATTGAAACTTGTGGAACTTGCTGTAAATACCCATTTGGTGTCTTTAAGATAGAACCGTGTTTTGTTAAAAACTCCTCTGCTTCTTTCCAACGTGCGTAAGCTTGACAATAACCTGCAAATGCAGTCATGTCCATTTCCGTCAGTAATCCCATTTGTTCCAATATTTTTCCCATCCGCTTCCATTCCCTCTTAGCATCTTCTTCAAGCCACTGGGGGCAACGTGGAGCCTTCTTTTGAGGTTTTACTTCATTCGTTGGGAGAGGCCGTTTACCAGGATTACCTTCTAGAACTTTTAAATTTGTAGGTTTCGGTTTACGTCCTCTAATTGCCACTAATTCACCTCCTAAAATAAAAAGAACTCACATCGAGTTCCAAATTATAATTTGTTGTATGTATCCACTATTTCTTGATAGATAATTTTATCAAAATCATCCATTCGGTCAGTGATTTTACCATATTCATAATGAAAAACTATTTCTTTATTTCGTTTAATTTTTAGGATTGCTATCCAAGCTCCATCAATATGTCGATCATAAGTACTGTATTCCCTAAGAAACTCAATATGATAGTGCCGACCATTGAATTCTCTAGTTATCATTTCCCACATAACTATCCCAATTTCATTATTTTATCAATTCCGTAAAGTACATTTAAACTTTGTCCATTATCCCAACTTACTAAAATTGAACCAATATCATCAACACCAATTACCGTACCGAGAGTACCTATAGGTGGTGCAAATGGATCCTCCATTTCGAGTAATTTGACTCGAGTTCCATTGGGATACAATGATTTCAAAGTCTTGACTTTTAAGTCATCCATAATACAACCTCTTCTCTTTTGTTTAGTACATATTAACTCTAAAGTTCATTTTTATCCAGTTATTTCTGATGATATCTTTGAAGATAATATGGCACAACCAATAGCATACACAACAGGTATTGTGACTCCGTTTCCTGCTTGTTTATAAAGTTGTGCATCTGAATTTACAGCTTTTGCCTTTTCAAATAAGTCATCACTGAAACCTTGAAGTCTAAAACACTCTTTTGGAGTAAGTTTTCTAATTTTGACAACACGACCATTCCAAACTACTGCGCCCATCTGGCAGCTACATGAAAGGTTGTGAGCTATTCCTCTCCCTACTCTTGCCCTTCTCGTTAATGAACTTGGATAAGAAAGATCAACCGAGTCACCAACCTCCGCCAATTGATAACCTTGCTTTGTTCCGTTCCTAACCTTGATACCTTGTGTCAAAATTGGTTGGACCTCAAGCACTCCAGAGTTCATTGCTGTTCGCTTTGTCGCACCAGCAGTATAACGAGCAGTTATACATCTTGCTTCTTCAGTTAACTTTGGTTCAGTTAGTGATTGGTCAATCAGATAAAGACCTGTCTTAGCCCCTAGTCCCCCACCCGCACCAACAAGGGTTGTGGCAATTCCACTAGGGTCGTAGACACGATAGCTTTGCATACCACCTACAAGTTGCTTAAGATGGCTACCGCTTTCTCCGCTGATAGGTAGTACTTTTCGTCGACCTCTACTTCTAAGATGTCCGAGAGTGTAGATGCGTTCTCGATTTTGGGGAACTCCGTAGTCTTTTGAATTGAACACTTGCCACTCAAGGTCGTACCCTGCTTCATCCAGGATAGAGAGATAGTCGAGATAATCTCGTCCCCCGCCACTTGATAAAAGTCCCTTAACATTTTCAAGGAGTATCCACTCGGGTTTATCTTCTTCCTCTTGGCTTTGGATGATGTCAACAAATGTAAAAAAGAGTCCACTTCGCTCACCGTATAGGCCTGCTCGCTTTCCTGCGATAGACACATTTTGACAAGGGCTTCCCGCACACCAGAGATCTGCTTTTGGAAGTTGTGTTGGGTCAATGCTTGTGATGTCGTCATGAAACCATTCTCCTTTCGTGTCGTACATTGCTTCATAAGATTTTCTTGCAAATTTATCTTTTTCACAGTAACCGATACATTTGAAACCAGCTAATTCCAAACCACGACGAAAACCACCCACTCCTGCAAAGAAATCAAGAAAAGTTAAGGTCATACCGTCTCCTCCATCATTGAATAGGCTTCATCAAAGGTCAAAGTCTGGCCATCACGCAATACCGTCACGTTGTCATTTCCTGTTGACTCTATATAACGTTTGACAATGACATCCACAAACTTCTCATCCAACTCAATGCCGTAACAAACCCTTCCAGTTTGGTCTGCGGCCATTAGGGTCGAACCAGAACCAAGGAATGGATCTAGGACAAGCGTTCCTCGCATCGATGAATTTTGAATAGGATAGGCCATCAGAGGAATTGGTTTCATCGTTGGGTGGTCTTTACTGGATTTAGGGCGGTCATATTCCCAAATGGTCGTCTGTTTACGGTCACTAAACCATTGATGTTTTCCCTTTTGTTTCCAGCCAAAGAGACATGGTTCATGTTGCCACTGGTAGGGACTACGTCCAAGCACTAATGAGGTCTTCTTCCAAATGCAACATCCACTGAGATAAAAACCAGCATCCTTAAATGCCTTACGGAAGTTCAATCCTTCTGTATCCGCATGGAATACATAGATAGAGGCATCAGATTCTATATGTTTTTCTACCTGAGTGAACATATCAAAAAGAAACTGGTAAAATTCACTATCTGGCATATTATCATTGAGAATCTTTCCTGCTGTTTCTTCTACATCAACATTATAGGGAGGGTCTGTCACAACCAAATTTGCCTTTTTATCACCTAACAGTTGCTCATATGTTTCGACTTTCGTAGAGTCTCCACAAATCACTCGATGCTTACCAAGTTGCCAAATGTCCCCTCGTTTTGAAAAGGTGGGTTTCTTCAATTCCTCTTCAACATCAAAGTCATCATCTGATAGGTCTTTATCATGGACATTTGAAAGGATGTCGTCAATTTCTGGTGGTTCAAAACCTGTCAGGTCGAGATTGAAATCCGACTCCTGTAAATCTAAAAGCAAATCCGCCAAAAGCTGGTCATCCCATTGACCGGTGATTTTGTTAAGGGCAATGTTCAGTGCCTTTTCATCTTCCTTGGGTAAATCGACAATGACACATTTGGCGGTTTCATAGTCTAAGTCCTTCAATACAGTTAATCGTTGATGACCACCAATTACCGTCAAGTCTTTATTGACAATGATGGGGTCAACGTAACCAAACTTGAGTAGGCTTTGCTTAATCTTTTCATACTCCTTGTCACCCTTTTCGAGTTTTTTTCGAGGATTGTAAGAGGCTGGGTGTAATTCAGTCAATCGAATTTCTCTAATTTCCATTGTTGGTTGACTTGTCATTGGTTTCTCCTTTATAAAAGCGTGATTGAATGTAACACGAATGGCTACAAAATTTTCTATTTGGATTGGCATAAGATAAAAATGACCTGCCACATTGTTGACAAGTCAAATCTTCATATGCAGTTTTTGATTTGTCGTGTTCGTCAGAATGAGTGGCCCACCAAACTTTACGACATTTATCCGAACAGAACTTCTTTGGTCTACCTATTTTGTGAGTTTTAAGTGTTTGATAACACTGAGGGCAACGTATTCCGTCATTCTGGTCGGCTTTTGCCATTTGCTTTGTCGCTGCTCCATGACCAAGCAATGCTGGATTTCGTTTACAGTATTTCTTAACTGAATCTCTAGATAGACCTGTAGCCCTGCCGATTAAGCCATAGCCAAGACCTTCTGCTCGCATTTTCCAGATTTGTTTGCGTTGACTTTCGTCCATTTGTTTTCCTTTCCATCAAAAAAGGACTAAAAACAACTATTTTCTACATTGTTTCTAGCCTTTTTCACTATTTTATTACCAAAATGACATACTTGGGAACGCTACATCCCCACATTAGAAACGTGATAACGGTGGGAATGAACGTAATAATTGAGCGATTTTAATGTACCCGCTTGCGAATTTTGCGAAATTGCACGTTTGAGGGGGCGTCGGTCTTAGTCTCCCAAGGGTTTAGAGATTTCATCCCCCTACCCCCATCTACCTGCTAAAATTTTCTGATATGCTTTTTCTTCCATTTTCTTCAATTCATTGATGTGATCTGAAAAACTATCATAAAATTTTACAGTACATTCCTTTTCGTTGTCATCAAATTCATAGGTAGGGGTGCTAAAACTTTTTAAATTCAAATAGGTTTCATATATATTTTTTCCGCCTTTATAAAGCTGTAAAGCATCTCCTGTCAGTTTAAGTCTTATTTCAAATGGCTGTTCTTCACCCAACAAGACTATCAAACATTTACAAAAATAGTATGACATAAGACCTTTTCTTTTAAAGCCATCTGGTACTTCAAATTTAAACGTATATGTATTTGAAGTTTTTACAATGCTAATATCAATGCAGCCTTCCCCATTGACATTTCCAGTAAATCCTACTGGAAATGTCCTGATGGTCCGAAGACTTTCTGTTAAGTCTTTAACATCATAACCTTGAGAATCCTTCAATACTATTTTAACCATATCAAACTCCTTAATATTTTTTATTTTATTATACCAAACTCAATAAGAGTATTCAAAATACCGATCATCCGTTTGAGTCTTCCTATCATGACAAGACTTACAAAGTGCTTGCCAGTTGGTTCGATTCCAAAAGAGTTCTTGGTCTCCTCGATGGGGTGTGATATGGTCAACGACTGTTGCCTTGGTCAGTCGACCTTTGACTTTGCATTGAACACAGAGTGGATGAACTTTTAAGTAACGAAGTCGTGCTTTGTTCCACTGGGCATTGTATCCTTTGGCTTTGGTTGACTTGGTATCCAGTTGGTAGTTTGCTTTATGGTTGTCACAATACTTGTGACCATAAGGTACTAGGTTAGGACAACCATTTTGTTTACAAGGTGTGCTTGGTCTTCTTGGCATTTTCCCTCCAAAGAAAAAGTACAATTATTCTAAGTAATTGTACTTTACTAATCTATTTATTGCCCTACAAAACAACGTCCATTCTCTTGGAAAATTATTATCGCCCGAGCAATTGTAAGTTCTTCCATTCATGACAAATGATACATTCCACTGAGTACCATCTAAAATCTCCATCTCATTTGAATAATATTCCTTCCATTCAGACAGTTTCACACGTTTTAATTGATTTAAGAAGAAAAATAATCGGAGATTGGAGATTGTTATTATCTCTGCTTCTTTCTCAGGAAATTTTTGGATACTTACCAATTTTTCTTCTACGTTAATGTCAATTGAAATCATCGGTAACATGAAACTAAATAGTGATACGGTTATAGAAGATACTTGAGGATTGGGCATATGAACACTCCTTTTCTCTCTCAATTATATCACTATTTCTCCCAAGGAAGATAGTCTTTCGTGAAATGCCCAAAGCAAGTTGTCTTGGTGTAATCTACATTCAAGAGATCAAGTTCCTTAATGATACCTCGTGGTGTTAAATCATAACGCTCACGAAGCATTCCTTCCAGTTGTTTTTCGGTGTAGCGACTGGTTCCAAAGGTTTCTACATGCACCGACACAGGTTCTGCAACTCCAATTGCGTAGGCTAATTGTACTTCACATCGTTTCGCATACCCTTCTCGAACAATATCCTTAGCAATCTTTCGTGCCATGTAGGCACCGGATCTGTCCACCTTGCTTGGGTCTTTTCCAGAGAAAGCACCTCCGCCATGATGTGCGAAACCACCATATGTATCTGCCACAATTTTTCGACCAGTAACTCCTGCATCCGCCAATGAACCACCAAGTACGAAACGACCAGTTGGATTGACTAGAACTTTGAAATCTAGATTCTGACGGTAACGAAGTGCTACTGACATCATAGCTTCGGTCACAATTCGTTTCACTTTGGCAAGGTCGGCCATTTCAGTATGTTGGATGGAAACTAAAAATGTATCAATCCGATTCTTCTCATAGTCGTAGGAAACCTGAGCTTTGGCATCCTTTCCAAGTAAGGGGTGACCAAGCGACATCAGTTTCTCAAGAACTCGAGTTGCTAGAACATAAGGCAGTGGGAGGTACTCAGGTGTTTCATCAGTCGCATAACCAAACATCATTCCTTGGTCACCAGCACCACCATTATCAACACCTTGGGCAATATCAGAACTTTGGAGTCCAAGTAGGTTAGTTACCCGAACATTCTTCATACCAAGTGGCTCGACAACCCGACGAACAATGTTCTCGAGATTAAAGTAATGTCTTGTCGAAATTTCACCAGCTACTATAACCTGGGTATCTTTGATTAAGGTCTCAACTGCCACTCGACTTGATTTGTCAAACTTGAGACACTCCGTCAAAATGGCATCTGAAATCTGATCACAGATTTTATCTGGGTGTCCAACTGAAACTTGTTCACTAGAAATAATCATAATTCCTCCACGCAAAAAGCCCAACCTTTATGAGGCTAGGCTTTACTTTATTTTACTGATTTTTGGCCTGCTTCGTAGGCTCTCTCCAATGCTCTTTTGATACCCCATACCGAAACATCGTAGAAGTCTAGATTGTCGCTCCAACGTTTTTCCAAGGTTTCTACAAAAAGTTCTTCTTTTGCAATTTCTGTTAAAAGGGCATTGAGTTTTTCTTGTTGACGCTTTGTCATGGTATTGTTCTCCTCTTCTTTTGTTGTGTACATATTAACTCTAAAAAGGAGATATATCCAGTCATTTCTGCATAAATTTAAAGATATTTTAAACAGTTAAAACCATCAAAACCGCCTCAAGAATGGCTTCACGTTCTTCTGTTTCAGGATAGAGTTCCCATCCTCTGTCGTAAGAAACGATTGTTTCTTCAGCTACTTCAATATCTAATTTGAAAATACATCCAAGGTCAATTCCAACTTCTGAAGGTTGGGGACTAACCTTGGCAATGTAATCCACTTTTTGTCCCTGATAATCAATCCGTCCGTCAGTCCACATGGTTATTCTCCTTTGGTTTTTCTAGGTTTATATTACCCTATCAGCCAAAGAATATCCAGTCATTTGAGGGAGATTTTTATCTTTTTTGACATCTTAAGTATATCACATGTCTAGGTTGAAAATCAGTACTAAACCAGTACAAATTTAGTGCTAATTTAGTACCAATTTAGTGCACTCAACCATCACTAGATAGGGATGTGATAATCTTCCACCTTAAGTTCAAGACTTTTTGAAGTCCAACGATAACACTTGCGTAATTGTTTTAGAATCTTACGCCTACGATAAGCAAGTGTTGAATGACTGATTTCATAAATCTCTTCTAGTTCAGTCCAACTCTTGCCTAAGTAAATTAAATCCTTGGATAATGGCTTCAAATCCTCAGGTATTAGCTCCATAACGAACTCAAAGTAGTAAAGATCCATTTTTAAGCAGTAGTAGGTATTAAGCAAACTACTGAGGTACTCTTGATTTTCTTGTTCTTGTTTTTCTCTAAAACTAAGAGAAATCAGCTCACTACGACCATGGTTTTTACTTTTCTTGACCTTTTCATGCTCTGACTTCTCAAATACCAGTGACTGAATCACACTATTCTCTGAGATAGGTCGATAGTTGAGCAATTTCTCCTGAACTAAATGTAACTTCATTTTCATGTCACGATAGTTTTTAGCTATATATTCCACCTTATCCATCTGTTCCTCCTACTTGTGCTTTAACAGCTTCAATCAGCCGTTCTTGTTGTGCATCTTTGTTTTCTAGTGCCTTGAGGATTTCCTCATCAATCGTTCCTTCAGTCACAATGTGTTGAATAACAACTGTCTCAGCCTCCTGGCCTTGACGCCAAAGTCGTGCATTGGTTTGTTGGTATAATTCCAAAGACCACGTTAATCCAAACCAGACCAAGTGGTGACCACCTTTTTGGAGGTTCAACCCATGACCTGCTCCAGCTGGATGAATTAAGCCAACTGGTACATTGCCCTTATTCCATTCACGAATATCTTCTTCTGTTTTCAACACCCGACTCGTTACCTTGAGTTTTTCCAAACGACCAATAATCCGAGCCAAGTCATGTTTGAACCAATAGGCAACTAAGATAGGTTCTCCATTTGCGAATTCAAGGATATCTTCAAGGGCATCTAGTTTCTGTTCATGAAGTGGCACAACCGTATGATCATCAGAATATACAGCACCATTAGATAACTGAACTAACTTGTTCGTAAGGCTTGCAGCATTGGCAGCAGTTACTTCTAATCCATCCAACTCGGATAATACATACTCCTTCTTGAACTGGCTGTATTTCTCTTTTTCTTTATCTGTCATACGAACCAGTTTCTTGGTTGAAATCAGTTCAGGCATCTCCAGATAGTCTAATGCTTTCATGGAAATGGTAATATCACTAATCTTGTCTTGAATTTGACACTCCGCATAATCCATGGGGATGTATTCATAGACAATGTTTCCATTGCGACGACCTTCTTCAAAGTAGCGACTACGAAACTCACCGATGAAGCGACCAAGACGTTCTCCTCCGTCAATGACTTTAAACTCTGCGAACAAGTCCATTAGTCCGTTTGAACTGGGTGTTCCAGTCAACCCAACGATACGTTTCATGTAAGGTCGCATAGCCATGAAGGCTTTGAAACGCTTGGACTGCCATGACTTGAAAGAACTCAATTCATCAATTACTACCATATCCCACTTGAAATACGGACTGCATTGTTCCACCAACCAAGGTAGGTTTTCACGGTTTACGATATAGATATCCGCATCTTTCTGAAGGGCTACTTTTCGTTGATTGGGAGTACCGACAATTTTCGAATAACGTAGGTGACGTAACTCAGCCCATTGCTCAATCTCATCACTCCAGACAGTATTTGCGACTCGAAGTGGAGCAATAACCAAAACCTTTGTGACTTCAAATCGGTCAAACATCAATTCACTCACTGCAGACAAGGTTGTTGCTGTCTTTCCCATCCCCATGTCTAGGATGACTGCTGCATGAGGGTGACCTATGATGAAGTCCTTAGCGACTACCTGATAGTTATGTAATGTCAATTCCATCTAACACTTCTCCAATCATCTCAATGCGGTCAATGACATAAACCTTAAAGCCTAACCGCTCGAACAGTTTATGTCTTGACACTTGTAACTTCCTTGGCTTCTGGTCGGGAGCCTTTACTTCCACCAAGCCAAACTTGCCCTTGGGTAAAAACACCAAACGATCTGGCACACCAGAAAATGATGGAGATACCCATTTAGGACAAATGCCTCCTCTAGCTTTCACAGACTTCACCAAGGCTTGCTCAACGTACTTTTCTCTCATCGTTCTAAATCCTTTCTTCAAATTGAAGTGTGTAGGTCTAGTGCAGTCATTTCCAAAACTCCTCTTATAGGCTTTTTTATAGTAATTTTTGCTTATAGGATAGTTTTAGAAAAGACCATAATAGACCTACACAAAATCAAAAAATGTCACTCATGCTGGTCGTTTTAATCATCTATATGAAACCTCATTCAAAATAAGTTCCAACCTTTCAGTCAACGACTTACACACCTAAAATAATCAAATACCTCTATTGTGGAGATCTGTTGACTAAAAATGCTAGTCATTAATCTAAGAAATCATAACCATCCTCTACCAATTTCAAACCAAGAATGAGATTACCTTTACTAGTCCGTTTTCGTTTAAAACCTGCCTGATCAAGAGCAGAATAAAAATCGGTCGTACTGCGTGTATACTCCATGTTTTTGGCGCAATAGGCACGATACTGACTGTATAGTTCTCCTGATTTTTCTGACAACTGGTCGCAAACTTGACAACAGTCACTAAGGAAGTGTCCTAACCAATCATTTGCTTCTCGGTAAGCTTTGACGGAAGCTGATACGGCAGCTGGTACATTTGTTTTGAAGTTCGCTTTGATGGCTTTTTCTGCACCTTCTATAATCCAAGACATGATGGCTGGTGCTGCATTGTCATACAAATGGTCCGCAAAGTTTTTGATGTCAGAGCGACCAGTTATTTTGGCATTAAAGGGAATAACAACCAAACGTCGCCAAGTTCCATCATCGTTCGCTCCCACTTTAGGCAAATGATTGGTGTAAAGAACTAGCGTATGTGATGGCACAAAGTGGAAGGGATCCTTGTACTTTTTCTCTGCTTGGATTTCATCTGTAGAGGTAATCTGCTTAACAACGGCTGTATTGAGTCGCATCCCCTCGGCCATCTCAGAAGCAATAACCAAACGTTTCCCTTTAAGCTCAGCCAGCTCAGGACTGACATTTCGCTTGTTAGACATAGTTAAAGCATCCGCAGATAATTTACCCGAATAGCTCCCTAGCACACGAGCGATGGTATTCCAAAAAGTAGACTTGCCGTTCGCTCCGCCTCCATAGGCAATAATCATGTGTTCCTGATAGACCTTACCGATGGCTGCCATTCCAATGATTTCTTGAACATAATCAATCAATTCTTGGTCATTACAGAAAAAGGTAGCTAACGTTTCCTGCCATAATCCCATTCCCTGATCACTAGGGGAGACTGCGGTTATTTTTGTTATGTAATCTTCAGGATTGTGTTCTTGTTGCCCATTTATTCCCTTTCGTAAATCATAGGTAGCCTCTGGGGTATTGAGTAATAAGTCATCACTATCTAATTCTGACAATTCTACTGAAAGCATTGGTTTAGCTGTATTATAGACAGCCATCAAATTCTTATAGTCACGATGTTTCATGACAAATTTATGGAACTCTTTAGCTGCAAGATAGGCTTTTAAATATTTCAATTGAAGTGGAGTTTCGACTGCATTTTCTAGACGCTTTCCTCCAGCCTTAATGGTCAATTCATCAATACCTGAAGACTGAAGTTGCTTATCTGCAGATTCCAAGAGTGCATTCGCTTCAGCAAGTTGTTCATCTGTAAAGTGTACAACTGCACCTAGTGCCAACTGCTTATTCTCACGCCAGTGAGTTCCGTCATAGTAAAGATAGTCAGTTGCATTGGTGTAGGCCAGCTTATTAGCATATTCTCTAGCAAGCACACCAGCCTCGCCTACATCTGAGTAATCATCTGGTTTTAATGTTTCTCTATTGAAAGCATCTGGAGCCACGTAGCCTTTGGATGTTTTTATAGTTCTATTGTAGAATCTGACTGCACTTCCCCAGATGGTATCTAACTCTGTTTTATCAAGTGGCGGTACACATTTCTGAGCCTGTTCATCAAAGCCATCTCTTGATTCTTGCGTTACTCCTAAACGTTTTAGAATTTTTGATGCAAAGACTGACATGGTAGAATTACGACTGCCTTGCTGGATTGGACCATTTGGTGGCGTATAGAAATCTGCATCGAAATCTTCATCGTCATCAATAGACACAGCTTGAAACAAATCTTCATCAATAGTTAGCCATGAATCATGCCAAACTACCTCTGCTTGCGGATTTCCAAAGAAGAAACGTGCCGCATCTTTAGCATTATCATCAAAAAACTTGTATTGATTACAGAGTTCTTCCTTCATTGCTACATAGATGTCTTTATCCGCTACCTCTTCAATCTGAAAATAGATGTGAAACTTCGGTCGAGGTACTTTGCCACCTTTAGCCTTCAAATGACTTCTACTGGTGACCAAGGCAAAATTGTAATCCGCAAAGATTTCTTTTAATCGTTCTACAGTTATCCATTCATATGGATTTTCAGAATGGTCATTATCAATATCCATGACCAAAACGTCCGACTGGATGAAATTGGTATTTGAGCGTGTATTGTTTAAAAAAAGCCCTGCCACATGGTCGTATTGCACAACAGTTTGTAGCGATATTTCATCAGTAATAATTACTTGATTGGGATAAACCGTGGTTGTCTGAACCCCAGTCTGTCCAGAATGAGATAAGGTAAATTGCATTATGCACCCTCCAAATGTAATTAATGATGTGTGGAGATTTTTCCCTCCTACCTTATTAGGTAGAACTATGGCTCATTTTTCCGCACCTTAATAAAATTTTTTTCAAAAAAAATAATCTTCCTTTATATAGTTAGAGGAAGATTATTTTCATGTTTACCAAATTAAAAAAATTTTATAAAAAAGCGGAAAATTACATCCTAGTATTACCTATATAGGTGTAAGGGATGAAAAACATCGATTCAAAAAATTTTTAATAAAAACCGGAATTTCTGTTCACATCTCTACCTAATAAGATAGGAGGTCACAAAATGACTCAAGAAATAACAGTGAATCACAATGATGAACTGGTCGATACACTCACCGCCATCAGCGTCATCTCAAAGCAACTCGCTCGTAAAATAAAGGAGGAAGAAATCAATGAGCAAAATGAAAGAACTGAATAGACTGATTCATGATATGGAAGAAACCGCAAAGTACTACCTTCGATTGGTGGATGAGTTCAAAAAACTCCTATCTACTGATGATGAAACAGTTCCTGAACCAATATCACCAAAATCTGAACCACGAAGGGAAATTCAATTGGAGGATGTCCGTGCAGTCCTTGCGACCAAAGCTAAAAACGGATTTAAGAATGAGGTTCGTGCACTTCTAAATGCTTACGGTGCTTCTTCTCTATCAGCTCTTGACCCTAAACACTTTGCGGCAGTCCTTGAAGAAGCTGGAGGGATTGGTAATGACTAACCACGCCATTCTATCTGCTTCTGCATCACATCGTTGGTTGAACTGCCCACCTTCCGTTCGGTTAACAGAAGATATACCAGATGAAACCTCTGAGTTTGCCCTTGAAGGTACTGATGCTCACGAGTTGTGTGCTTATCTAGTCGAGAATGCTTTAGGGAGGAATGCGCGTGATCCAACTGAGAATTTAGTATTTTATAACGATGAGATGCAGGAATGTGCAGAAGAATATTGCAACTATGTCATCGAGCAAGTTGAGAAAGCCAAAGGCTACTCTCGTGACCCTACAGTTCTTGTCGAACAACGACTTGACTTTTCCAAATGGGTGCCTGAGGGCTTTGGGACTGGGGATTGCATCATCGTGGCAGACGGACTCCTTCAGGTTATTGACTATAAACACGGACTTGGGATTCTAGTTGATGCAGACCACAACCCTCAAATGATGTGTTATGCACTTGGAGCACTTGAAATGTTTGATGGACTTTATGATTTCGATAAAGTTACCATGACAATCTTTCAACCACGAAAACATAACATTTCTACCTTTGAGATAGAAAAGACTGAGTTGCTTGAATGGGCTGAAAACGTGCTCGCTCCAAAAGCTGAACTTGCATTCAAAGGTGAAGGGGAAATGCAGTCTGGTAAACACTGCCAATTCTGTAAACTCAAGAATGTCTGTCGCAAACGTGCTGAGGATAATTTAGCTCTTGCCCAGATGGAGTTTGCGAATCCAGCCACCCTTGATAACGAGGACATTGCAGAGATTTTGCCTAAACTAGATTTGTTGATTTCATGGGCAAACGACATCAAAGCTTATGCATTAAATCAAGCAACAGATGGACATCCTATCCCAGGATATAAACTGGTTGAAGGTCGCTCTGTTCGTAAATTCTCTGATGAGTCAGCCGTCAGTCAGATTATGATTGAAGCTGGCTTTGACCCTTACGAGAAGAAACTGCTCACTATCACTGCCATGACCAAACTCGTTGGTAAGAAAACCTTTAATGACCTACTTGGTGGTCTTATCATAAAACCAAGTGGAAAACCAACACTCGTTCCTATTGGCGATAGCCGTCAAGAGATGAACCTAGCAAAAAATGAATTTAAAGAGGATTAACTATATGACAACTAAAGTAATTACAGGACCAAACACTCGCTTCAGCTACTTAAATGCCAATGAGCCAAAGTCAATTAACGGTAGCATTCCCAAGTACAGTGCCTCACTCATCATCCCAAAAGAGGATACTGTCACCATTAACAAAATCAAATCCGCCATTGAGCAAGCTTACAAAGAAGGTGAGTCAAAACTCAAAGGCAATGGCAAATCTGTACCTGCATTATCTACTCTAAAAACTCCTCTACGTGACGGTGATCTTGAACGCCCTGATGATGAAGCGTACAAAAATGCTTACTTCGTAAATGCTAACTCTCCGCATAAACCTGGTGTGGTTGATGGCAATCGTCAAGAAATTATTGATACTTCAGAATTGTACTCTGGTATCTATGGTCGTGCTTCTATTACCTTCTATGCTTTCAATTCTAACGGCAACAAAGGTATTGCTTGCGGTTTGAATAACTTGCAAAAATTGCGTGATGGTGAACCCCTCGGAGGACGCACTCGTGCTGAGGATGATTTTGCGACAGAAGACGATGATGACTTTTTGAACTAGAAAGAGAGAATTAAATTGATGATGTATACTATTTTAACTTGTACTATTATGGGCCTCTGGGTGCTAATCGGACTATACTTCGGGTATATGACCATAAGAGATGACATTCGAAATGAAATTGATCGTAGGGCAAAGCAAAATAAAGAAAAACTTAGCCAAACGCCACTCAGTCGGAAAAATAAATAAAACTTTAGGTGGCAGTACTTCTGTCACCTTTTCCAGAAAGGACAACCTATGCCGATTAAAGAACTCAGCATTGACATCGAAACCTATTGTGAAATTGACTTACGAAAATCTGGTACCTATCGCTATGCGGAAGATAACAGTTTTGAAATCCTTTTGTTTGCGGTTTCTGTCGATAATGGACCAGTGACTGTTTACGACTTTAATAAAGAGAAGTTACCACAAGATATTCTTGAAGCTTTAGTAGACGATAGAGTCATCAAATGGGCATTCAACGCTTCATTTGAGCGAATTTGTCTGTCCAACTGGCTCAAGAAACATCATCCTGAATTATTATTAGATGGATTTCTCTCGCCTAATTCATGGCGGTGTAGCATGATTTGGTCAGCGTACTTAGGACTTCCTCTCTCCCTTGAAGGAGTTGGAACAGTTCTCAAACTCAAAGACCAAAAGATGAGGGAGGGAGCTGACCTCATTCGCTACTTCTGCTTACCTTGTAAGCCGACGAAAATTAACGGTGGGCGGACACGTAACCTCCCTCATCACGCGCCTGACAAATGGTCTACCTTTATCGATTACAACAGACGTGATGTTGAGGTCGAATTGACCATCAAGGAACGACTGAAAAACTTCCCAGTACCTAATTTTGTTTGGGATGAGTACCTCCAAGATCAGATTATAAATGACCATGGTATTGGCATAGATGTTAACTTTGTAAAAGCCGCTATAAAAATAGACGGAGAGAGCAAAGCCAAAATTCAAGAAGAGTTAAAAGCATTAACAGGTCTTGAAAATCCCAACTCTGTTCTGCAGATGATTGGCTGGCTACGTGAACATGGGGTAACTACGGATTCTCTAGACAAAAAAGCTGTGAAAGAATTACTCAAAACGGTTGATGAAACAACTGCTCAAGTTCTTAAACTTCGGCAGCAAGCCGCCAAATCAAGTGTATCCAAATATCTAGCCATGATGAACTGTGTTTGTAAGGACGGTCGAGCAAGGGGGATGTTTCAATTCTATGGAGCAAACCGAACTGGTCGATGGGCTGGCCGTTTGGTGCAACTTCAGAACTTACCACAGAATCACCTTCGTGACCTAGAGGAAGCTAGAGAACTTTTCAGAACAGGTGACTTAGAAGCTACTGAGCTACTCTACGATACTCAGGATACCTTATCGCAACTTATCCGTACTGCTTTCGTTCCAAGTGAAAGAAAGAAATTCATTGTTTGCGACTTTTCAGCTATCGAAGCTCGTGTACTCTCCCACTTAGCTGGTGAGAGATGGCGTAGTAAGGTCTTTGAACAAGGTAAGGATATCTACTGTATGTCTGCGTCACAAATGTTCGGTGTGCCAGTTGAGAAACATGGTCAAAATGCAGACCTACGTCAAAAAGGGAAGATTGCGGAGTTGGCCTGTGGCTATGGTGGAGCAGTTGGTGCACTCAAAGCCATGGGTGCACTTGATATGGGACTATCAGAGGACGAACTCCAACCACTTGTTAACTCATGGCGACAAGCAAATCCCAATATCGTTCTCTTATGGTGGGATGTCGATAATGCTGTAAAGACTGCTGTAAAGGAACAAATTCCAACATCTACTCAAAATATTCAATTTGAAGTCAAAAGTGGCATATTGTTCATCACCCTTCCTTCTGGTCGTAAATTAGCGTATATCAAGCCAAGAATTGGCGAGAACCAGTTCGGTGGAGAGTCCATCACTTACGAAGGAACTGGAACTGCCAAACGTTGGGAACGACTCGAAAGTTACGGCCCAAAATTTGTGGAGAATATCGTCCAAGCCATCAGTCGTGATATTCTTGCTTACTCTTTGAAGCAACTGAAAAAGTTTAAAATTGTAGGCCATGTACATGATGAAGTTATTATAGAATGCCCAATGGAACAAAAACTCGATGAAGTTGCGTCATTAATGGGGATTGCACCAGATTGGTTGTCTGATATTAACCTTCGTGCTGACGGATACGAATGCTTATTCTATCAGAAAGATTAGCAAAAAATCGCCACCTCAGAAATTGAGATGGCGATTTTCAATTATTGATTTAGTTCATTATATACCTCCTTTGCGAGTGCATGGGCTTTCTTGATTGCATCATACCCTTGGGTCTTTTTCAGACCAAGTTTTTCAATGATTTCCTGTTTGCTTATCGTGAAATCATGGTAAATCAGTTTGAGGATTTTACCGTACTTTTCATTACGTTGATAAACAACATCAATCAATTCTTCAAGTGTTTCAATAAGCATCAGTTTCTCCTCGTGAGATGGGATTCCAGTTGGATCGTATCCAAATTTCTCATCATTATCCATATTCTGTAACATCTCATCTAAAGATAAATCATCATGCTTACCTTTAGAATGACGGCTCAAGTATTCATTGGTATCCATGTTAAAGACACGAAGGACATTCGCAAACTCTTCTCGCTCAACAGGTACAAATCCAACAAGAATTCGCTTTCCATAGATATTAAATGTTTTGAGATTATCTCGATTTACATCCTCGTTAACTAGCATCGTTTTATCTCTAAAAACGAAAGGAGCTAATACTTGTGTATCTGTAGGTTCTACACCATTATAAGACTTTTCACTTTGATAGCGATCTGGAGTATATTTTGAGTTTCGATTTTGTTCATTATTTGACATGTGTTGTCTCCTTTTCCTTCGTACACAAAGGAATTGGACATGCCAAAAGAACTATTAAATTTTGTTTCTGACCACATCAGCAGTTCCTTTGCTAAATCATGGTCAGCTGGCTTTATAGCTGAACTGCTATTTCTTAAAGACACAGTTAAAGCCTATAACGTAGGATAATTTCCCCATTACAAAGTATCTTTAAGAAGTCAATAAAATGTAGGATTAATCTTTACAACATAAGTATAGATCTTTGCAACCCTAAAAAACAGGTAGTCTAGACTTCCGTATCTAAACCCTATTGGCTATAATGTTCTTGATAAGAAAAAGCCTTGAAATAATCAATTAATGAGCAAAAAGCGGAAATTCAATTTCCGCTTTTTGGATTAAAAAAAAAAAGACCATCAAAAATTTGATAGTCTATAGTGTCTTCATTTGTGCTGCTTGTAATATCGTATTTATTTCAGCTAATGGTTTGTAATAACTTGTCGTTAGTAACAGTTTATAAACTTGATGCTGGTGAATTTTAGTTAATTTGTGTCCCGCCTTTTCAAGCATATCTTCGCTTATAGGAGGCATAAGTTTTAAAGCAAAACAAAATGCCAATGCTAACTCAAGCTTAGGTAGATTATCTTCTTTGGTTTCATAACTTCTGAGAGTTTTTTCCGTAATACCAACAATATTCGCTAATAATGGTTGAGAGCATTTTTTCCTCTTTCTGTGACTACGTAATGTCCCAGAGAATTCAAAAGGTAATTCCTTTAATAAATCAGAAATATTTTTTGAAAGTTTCACCATTTCTAAAGGTGGTAACTGATCCATTAAACTCGGATTCTGTAAAATCTCCACAAAGTCAGCTTTTATTTCGCTCTCTCTTGTTACCCCACGATTCAATACATAATCATAATAGTCTTCGTCAGATATGGTAGTATATTTCTTCGACTTTACCTTGAAAAGGAGACAACATTCATCCATATGTTCATAAGCATAATCAGTCATCACTGGTCCATCTTTTGTCATGGATATATATTTTTTATCTTTTAAACAAAGATGGTTATCAATGTAAAGAAACTTATTTCCATCAATGATTTGTCTGAATGACTCATTAAAACAATATTCAAAGCATAAATCATTCGAAGTGATTGTATAGCTACTTCCATTATCAAAAGCTTCAAGCTCAAAAGCGAAATTGTGCATATACCTATCATCTAAGTAATTGTAAACACCGTTTGCTTCTTTGAAGCCCAAGTCAATCATTCGAATTTTTGCTGCCTGCTTGGATACATTAAAGAATTCAGCAAGTTCATCAACCACTTCACGTACAAGTTCAGAGCGACTGATGTCAGGATTTACTAAGGTTAAAGTTTGAAATAACTCTCTAATCTTAATTTTCGTTTGAACTTTTGGCATAAGGATTCGAGGAGCAATCCCATTAGCATGCCACTCCATCCAATCAAGTGGAGACCACATGCTAGAATCTGCCTGATTTTCCTCTGTCCAACTACTAGATACTGAGTATCTATTATCAAGTATCATTCTTACTTCGTGAAATACTTTATGTAATTCCCAATGCACGCACTCATGAATGACAGTATTATTGAAAGATCCAACATTTCTCTTATAGACAACATCTTTATCTACCAATATACTTCCTTTGCTAAAATGCTTCGAGACAAGTTGGTCATTTTCTATCACCTCTACTTTAGTATCTTTAAAAACCATTTTACCAAAAACTGAATCGTCAAATGTTAACTTCTCTCGATGTATCGAAAGTCCCATCTCAGCGACAATTAACTCTACCGGTATAGGAGTTGGCTGCCTAAGTGCTACAGGATAATATTTTTTTAGAAATGATTCTGCAATGTTATCAAATTCTTTCTTAGGGATGTACGGAACCCAATCCCTACTAAGCATCAAATTTTTATTTTTTTTATATTGGTCAGATTTGAACTCTGCATTGTAAATATTAAAAACTTTAATACCTGAATCAAGCTCCATATCTACATAGACTGAAACGTACTTCGATTTCGTATCTAGTTCCATTTCACCTTTGATGTACTGACGAACAATAACATCCGCAATCACAATAATTTCAAGTTTCAGTTTAGAATTATCAACTACTTCATAGTAAATCTTATATAGTTCGAAATCATCAAACTCAATATATCCATTAGGTTCGGGCACCATGTAAGTAGATAAATCAGTATTATCTTTATTATTGAAAATGAATCCTCTAACAGTTTTTATGATTAACTCATGGTAAGTATCAAAAATATATTTATCGAACAATGAATCACCTTTAAGTAAGTGTATTTTTTAATAAGATTATAACACATTTTGTAAAGGCTTACGATTTTTGATATAATTATTTTATAAATTAGGAGGTAATGCCATGTCTAAAAGATCTGATGAATTTGAAAATAATATTGTGGAATTTGTAAAACAGAATATTAACCAACCTTTGCCAAGTCAATTACCCAAATGGATGATTGACGAAGGTATTGTACCAGGAGCTATAATTCAAGATGTAAAAGGTATAGGTAGCAAAGACAGTAAAAATAAAACAGATGTGATTATTCATTTATCAGAAGGGGCTCCAATAAAAATTTCTGCAAAGTTATTAAATGCTGACTACTTTGGAAATTGGTATGGGCATAAAAGGTTTATAGATGAATTTGGCTGCAAAGCATTTCAAAGGATGACTACTGCTGCTACTTGTTGGGCTAATAAATGGAGTGAAAGTACAAATGCACCTTTTGTAGGCGTTAGTATTTGTTTCGGTAAGAGAGCTGGAAAAACTTTTGATAATTTTACCGATATATTTAACATTGAGGATATTCTAACTGTAGCAAAAGGATACGGAGAAAGTGATTCTGTTGCTAACTGTATGTATATTGCTGATACTCCTGCTAATACACTTTCCGAACTTATTCAAAGTTTAGATGAAATTAGTATTGAGAACATAAATAAAGTAACTGAGGAATTTAAAGTTGCCTACAGACCTATCAACCCTATAACAGAAAAATCAAATAGGGGTAAGAATGTTTATTCTAAATTTAAACCATATAAGCGTTTAGATGAGCTTACGACGATTTCTAGTGCCAAACAACTATTTGAACTCGGAGAGTTTGTTACCGTTGAACCTACTAAAATCAATCACAATCATATTTTAGATGAATTAGAGAGAGACTATAATATCAAAATTCCACGTAAAGAATCATAACACAGTGGAAATTATTAAAATTAGAGTGTTTAAAGTCTAATTGTTAAAAACAATGATTCTAAATACTTATTTATTCTCTTTTCTATAATAATCCTAAACAAAAAAATATGATAATATCAATTTCTGAAAATACTAATCATACCAAAATATAATAAAAATTCTTTATTAGCTATTGTTTCGATTTATGTAAAGAAATATGGTAAAATGATTATTACAGAATTTAATAGAGAGTGCGAGAAAATCATAGATTATGTTAAGTACAAGCATAGAACCACATCAAAATTTTGAAAGTAATATCAAGACATCCGAATCCACTGAACGTTCTCGTGGTAAGTTTAAACCTGCAAAAGACTTATCACTAGATGAGATTCAGTCAGTGTTACTTAACAAAATAAAAGAAGAAACATCAAAAATCATTGAAGATGAGTTGGATGAAGAATTAATTAAAGAATGTAATAATTTCCAACCTAAAAATAAAATTAATGTTGTAAGTTTATTTTCAGGTGCTGGTGGATTAGACTTAGGTACAGAATTAGCCGGTCTGGTTACTTCAATCGGATATGATAAAGCTTTTGATGCGTTTCGCTCAAAAGAAATCTATGAAAATGAAAGAAAAAAATCAATTTTTAATACCGTATATACAAATGATATGTTTGTAGAAGCTAATAAAACTTACAAAAAAAACTTTAATCATAAAATTCTTCAGCATCAAAAAGACATACGAAAAGTAGCACACTTTCCTAATAATCAACTAATGATTGGAGGCTTTCCCTGTCCAGGTTTTAGCGAAGCAGGACCAAGGCTAATTGATGATGAACGTAATTTTCTTTACTTACATTTTATTCGCGCACTGATACAAACACAACCAGAATTCTTTGTAGCAGAAAATGTCAAAGGAATGATGACACTTGGAAAAGGTGAAGTTCTTAAACAAATTATTGAAGATTTTTCAAGTGCTGGTTATGAAGTTACTGCCCATCTAGTCAATGCGAGGGACTATGGTGTACCTCAATCTCGAGAACGTGTATTTTTAATTGGAGTCCACAAAGAAAAAATAGTGAAAAAATTTAACTATTCCTACTCCCTTCCACAACCTACTCATGGCAACCCCAACGAAATAAGCCTTTTTGCTGAAAGAAAGCCTTGGGTTACATTAAAAGAAGCTATCGGTGATTTAGAAAATAACCCTGGCCCATATTTTAAAGGTTCTTATAGTACTATCTACATGAGTCGAAATAGAAAAAAAAATTGGGATGAACAAAGTTTCACTATACAAGCCAGTGGACGTCAGGCACCTCAACATCCTGGAGGTGAACCAATGGAAAAAATAGGACATAATAAATGGATATTTAAAGGAGAAAATAGACGTCTTTCTGTAAAAGAAATTCAGAGAATACAAACATTCCCAGATTGGTATGATTTCAGTTTAGGTTCACCAATTGGAAAAAACGGTAAGCCTATTTCAGAAAATGCACTTCTTGATAAAGCATATAAGCAAATTGGAAATGCTGTCCCAGTCTTGCTAGCAAGGGCAATTATACAACCAATTTCTGATTTCTTAGCTTCTATCCATACAAACATAGAATAGCCCTACTCGTGTATGGCTATTTTATATTGCAATTTGTAGTATTTTTGTTATAATTTTGTTAAGTTATAATTTAACAAGAGGATTTTATGTTTTCAAAAGAACGTCTAAAGAATCGAAGAAATGAAAAAAAGTTATCACAATCCGAAATTGCTTCGAAAATTGGAATCAACAGAACTGCCTTTCATAATTGGGAATCTGGTAAATCTATCCCTAACCAAAAAAACCTAACAGCTCTCGCCAAAATCCTAGATGTACCAGTCACCTATTTCGAATCTGAGTACAATATCGTCAATAACTATCTTCAGTTATCTCCTGACAATCAGGCAAAAGCAGAAGACTTTGTAGAGGAGCTTCTTCTTTCTCAACAAACCTCTAACGTAACTCCACTCTTCTCAGTCCAAGTGCTATCAGATATCCAACTCTCAGCTGGTCTCGGAGAAGGATTCTTTGACGAGTTTGAAACCGAAACAGTCTACTCTGATGAGGAACAATACGGCTACGATATTGCCGCATGGATTGAGGGAGATTCTATGGAGCCCGTTTATAAGAGCGGTGAAGTCGCACTTATTCGCTCGAACGGTTTCGACTATGATGGTGCGGTCTATGCATTATCATGGAAAGACTCTGTCTATATCAAAAAACTCTACCGTGATGAGGATGGATTTAGAATGGTATCCTTGAATAAGGACTATCCAGAGAAATTCATCCCTTATGAGGATGAGCCAAGAATTGTTGGTCTAGTTGTAGGCCACTTCATGCCTGTAGTGGGGGTATAATCATGAAGCTAAAGGATATTTTAGAACTTGGAATGTATGGTTTCAACCCTGATTGTAAAGTTGAAATATTCAATATGGACAACTTTGAAGAACGACTAGAAAATGAAGGATTCGATGAAATTCTTATTCCTCAAAATGAGGATGCTAAAATCTATCCTTACGCTTTTTTGATTGAAGATTCTATTTTAATTGCTATGACCGAGGAGGATGACAATACCAATGAATGTTAAAGAATTGATTTACATCAAAGACGAACGTATTATCTTCACCCCTGACAAATTTGAATACGACATCACAGATTACATCGGTGAACTTATCGAAGAGCTAGAAAAACTTAAAAGGAGATAATCCTATGGGCTATATCGACTATTCTATTGAACCTCAAAGTGACATAGCCTTCCTCGATATGAAGTCCTTCTACGCTTCCGTAGAATGTGTGGATAGAGGTTTACATCCACTCTACACATCACTGTGCGTCATGAGCCGTGCAGACAACTCGGCAGGATTGATTCTCGCTTCTTCTCCAATGTTCAAGAAAGTCTTCGGTAAAGCAAATGTAGGTCGTTCCTACGACTTGCCATTTGATATCAACACTCGAAAATTCAGCTATCAAAATGCATGGAAACAGGGAATTGAGGTAACACCAAAGTATCAATCGTTTATTGAACACTGGGCAAAGCGTACACTCATCGTTCCTCCTCGAATGGACAGATATATTGAGAAGAATCTAGAGATTCAGCATATCTTTCAAGACTATGCTGCTCCAGATGACATTCTCCCCTATTCAATCGATGAGGGCTTTATTGACCTTACTAGTTCACTTTCTTACTTTATTTCTGATAAGTCAATGTCAAGGAAAGATAAGTTAGATAATGTTTCGGCTATGATTCAGAGAGAGATTTACCGTAAAACAGGTATTATCTCAACTGTCGGAATGAGCAATTCCAATCCTCTTCTAGCTAAACTAGCTCTAGATAATGAAGCTAAGAAAACTGCTACAATGAGAGCTAACTGGTCATACGAAGATGTAGAAACCAAGGTATGGGCCATTCCAAAATTAACAGACTTTTGGGGGATCGGTAGTAAAACCGAGATTCATTTACAAAAACTTGGTATTCATTCAATCAAAGAACTAGCCAATTTCAATCCTGATATTCTCAAAAAAGAATTCGGTAAAGTCGGTGTTCAACTTTGGTTTCACGCCAATGGAGTTGACGAGAGCAACGTCCATGAACCCTATAAACCAAAATCACGAGGATTGGGTAACTCACAAGTACTTCCTAGAGATTACAGAACCCAAAGAGAAATTGAAATCGTATTAGCTGAAATGGCTGATCAGGTTGCTAATCGACTGCGTTCAGCCCATAAGAAAGCTACTATCGTTTCTATTCATATTGGATATTCTAGGACTGAAATGAAAAAATCTATAAATGCTCAGAAAAAAATTGACCCCGCAAATCTCCCAAAAACAATGGTAAGCCATGTACTTGAATTATTCCGAAAGAAATACACCTCTGGTGCAGTGAGACAAATTGGTGTCTCTTATAGTGGCTTCGTAGATGAAAACTATACTCTACTATCACTATTTGATGATGTAGAACAAATTGAAAAAGAAAATAGACTTCAGACAGCTATTGATGTTGTCAGAGAACAGTTTGGCTTTTTAGCTATTCAAAAAGGAACCGTCCTAACTGAAGGTTCCAGAAATATTGAACGCAGTAAACTTATCGGCGGTCATTCCGCTGGTGGATTGGAGGGATTAAAATGATTGACCGTTCATACTTACCATTTCAGTCAGCAAGAGAGTACCAGGATACAAAGATGCAAAAATGGATGGGCTTTTTCCTATCTGAACATACATCAGCACTCACTGATGATGCAAACAAAGTAACGTATATGTCAGATTTGTCACTGGAGAAGAAATTATTACTCCTCAGTCAGGTGTATGCTGGGCAACTGAACACGCGCATTCATGTCGTTGAAAAAAACAATCGAGTTTCCTATACTGGAACAATACCAAGTCTGACCAAAGATTTCATATTAATAAAAACTCCAACAGGTCACATTAATTTGAAATTGAAAGACATTGTTAGTATTGAACTTGTAGAGGAGGTGCTCTATGAATCAGCTTGA